GAGTATTTCCTTGTGGATGCTCGCATCGTAGTCGGTGATGTCTATAAAGTTGCTCATATCTATATCATAAAAGGGTTGTCTTTGTTGAGTTCTTCGTCGTTAAGTGGAATTGTATAGGTGGGTTCCAGCTCACCTGTCTTCGTGTCCACCATGGTCACACCTCCCTCTACCGCATCCGGGCCGTCGGCGGGGTATGGAAGTGTCAGCTCAAACAGCTTAAATTGGTTGATGAGTTCCTGCATGTGGGGGTTGTCTTTTTCTTCTTCATTGAACACCCACGTACCCAGGCGGTCGAGTGGTTCTAAGTTCGCCTCAATACGCGTCGCCTTGTCGGTCTTTTTCCGCGTGTCTTCACGGATGAAGAGCTGCGTCTTACGTGCAGCACACTCATCGCGCAGCAGAGGTTTAAAGACTTGCTGGTAAAACGGGTCTTGGAGCTTGTTGTTTTCTATGTACCAGTACACGTTTGTGCGGCCTGCCACGTATTTATCCAACTCAAAGTACCAGCCGATAAAGTTGGCATTCGTTTCCCGGGCGAGAAAACCCTTAATGACGTAGTACACGCCCTTGTATTTGCCAATCAGCCACAGGGCTTTGGTGGAACTTCCTTTTTTCTTACTGTCCGAGTAGGCGGGGTCTCCGTAGCCAATCAGGAAGCGGAACTTCTTTAAGGACGGTACTTTACCGAAGGGCAGGTTTTTAAAGATTTTGCCCTCGGCTATGGGGTTGTTAAAGTATTCTCCCTGCTGGGCGCGTACCGAAATCTTGGCCAGGATGCGGTCTATCTGCTCCTCGGTGTTCTTCTGTGGCCAGGTGCTGCGCCCGTGCTTGTCACGAATATTGACGATGTCCCAGTGGTTGGCCAGCTTGCCGGCCCGCGTAATACAGCAGTCTTTAGCAATGATATTGCCACACCACAGCACCAGTGTGGGTTCCGAGATGGAGCGTGTGGGGTACAGGGCATGTTCTGCCCACTGCCACTTCTTGTCGAGTGTGACGGGGTTCCGGCAATCTTCGTCGGTGTCGTAGTCGTCGAAGTACAGCACGTCGGGGCGTATGGCTTCATTGCGCATACCACGCGGGGCCGACCCGGCACCCAGTGCAATGAACTTCGCGCCGCAGGCACAACTGAACTCTCTATCCGTCCACATGCCTAATACTTCCTGTTTGCCGTAGAACTGTCGCAGGCGCGGGTTTTTCTCGAAGTTAATCTTATAAGGGGCTAACAAACGCTCGGCGGCATCGATGGTGGCGGACGCCAAGGCCACGAACCGCTTGCGCTTGGTAAGCACGAGGTACATGAGAACGAACATCGCCACGGTCGACTTCGCCAACTCACGACTCCATGAGAGAACCTCATACCATTCCTCGTTGGCGATGATGCGCCTGATGGCTTTCACCTGGAAAGGCGCGAACTCATACCTGGCATATGTCGGGAAGAAATATAGTATCCACGCTATCGGATCGGCTTCCAGTTCCGCCCGTTTTTTGTCGATGTCATACCGGGACAGACTTTCATCGACATCGATGTCTTTAGCCAGGCCCTCATTATACCTGCGCCATAGTTCAAGGGCTTGTTTGTCTGTCAGCTTACTCATGACTTACTTTTGTTTGCCTGGTCTTTAATAAACGCATCAAAGAGGTTATTAAACTGTTTGGCAGCCTCGATGTCAAGCGGCCGCAGCCACGACAGAAAGCGCATGGCCACCGACACGCAATCGGGCACGCCGATGTCTGCCTCGAGCTTTTTAATTGCGCCCGCCAGCTTGGAGAGCGCGTCGGCTTCCTGTGTGGTGGCAAAGCGTTCACCCTCGGGGCGGTCGTTAATCTTTTTGTTGATTTCGATGATCTGCCGGTTCCACTGGGCTATGATTTGATCTGACGTAATCGAGACCGACGCCTTGAGTGTGTCCCAGTTCTCCGCCTTTACCCACCGGCTGACCGTCTGCCGGGAGGTGCCCACCTTATCTGCTATTTCCTCCTGGGTGTAGTTGCCATCCAGGTAGAGCGACTTGGCAATACCCTTTTTATCGATGCTTGTTTTTGGCATATCTTTTCGTGTTACATTTTGCTGCAAAATTCTTATTTTTTTAGCACGCGTAAAAACTTTTATTATTTCGTATTCGTTTGTTTTGTAATGATATACGAACAAATCGTAACGTTGTAATTATCATTTGGAAGGCCCGAAAAACGCATCTATTTTTGCAGCAAAAATCACCCGAATGAATAAGCAATTTTTCAATATCATCCCTTCAGAAGGTGGCCAGGTGGCCATCCTGTTATATGGCGACGTCGGCGACGGTCAGCGTGTGGATAGCGGCCGCGTGGTTGCCGAGCTGATGGCACTTGCTAATCAGTACAAGAAGATAGATGTACGCATCAATAGCTGTGGCGGGGATGTCTTCTCCGGCATGGCCATCTACACCGCCCTAAGAAACAGCAAGGCGGACATCACCATATACATCGATGGCGTGGCCGCGAGCATCGCCGGGGTTATCGCCCTGTGTGGCAAACCCCTGTACATGTCGCCCTACGCCAAGCTGATGCTCCATGCCGTCAGTGGCGGTGCGTGGGGCAACGCATCGGACTTGCGCGACATGGCCACGCAGATGGAAGCCCTGCAGGGTGACCTCGCCGCAATGATTGCGGGCCGCTGTGGCATGAAGCAGGAAGATGTCCTGGCGAAGTATTTCGATGAAAAAGACCACTGGCTGTCTGCCCGTGAAGCCCTCCAAATGAAACTCATCGACGGCATCTACGAGATGGCAGAAGAGCCGGTGCCTACCCAGTCGCCGGAAGAGTTATACACGTATTTCAATAACCGGTTGCACAAGCAGCCAATAAACATCAATACAGACATGGCATTATTAGATTCAATTAAAAAAGTTCCTTCGTTCGCCAACATGGCAGACGAGGATGCAGTGCTCGCGCATATCCGCGAGCTGGAGAACAAGGCTGTCAAAGTGGAAGCCTTGGAAAAGACTGTCGACACCTACAAGCAGAAGCTGCAGGAGGTGGAAGACAAAGAGGTAACGGCCTTCATCGACAAGGCTATCGCCGAGAAACGCATCACCGATGCGCAGAAGGAAAGTTTCACGGCACTTATGAAAAGTGACCGCGAAAACACAGAAAAACTCATCAACAGCATGAAGCCCCAGCCGGAGCGTCGCATTACCGACGTGTACAACGGAGGAGCCTCCCCTGCATCGCTCGCCGATAAGACGTGGGACGAGCTGGACAAAGCCGGACAGCTGTCCAATCTGCGCAACGCTGACCTGAACGCGTTTAAGGCAAAATATAAAGAAAAATTCGGTGTGGATTACAAAGAGTAAGACACGCGTTCAAACATTATTCAAATAACATTAAAACGACATTAAAATGGCACTAAACATCAGTATTTGGCAGAACACGTTAGTCGAGAATTTCTATCCCGACAACAGCTTTGCTACAAAGTCTGTAGACGACTCTGCCTACGTAAAAGCCCACAAGGTAATTATTCCTGGCGCAGGAAAACCTTCCAATGTGAAGAGAAACCGCACGGTGAAGCCTGCAACAGTCAACACCCGTACAGACAATGCACTCGAGTACGAGATTGATGAGTTAACGACAGACCCTATCCACATTTCGAATATCGAAACAGTAGAGCTGTCGTATGACAAACGCAATTCCATCATCAGTAACGACCGTAGTCAGTTGCAGACCGAAGCGCATGAGCTCCTGCTCGAGTGTTGGGGTGCTGGAGTACCCGCAACCAACGTGCTGCTGACCACAGGAACCACCGAGCGTGCTGCACACACCTCGGAGACGGCCACCGGCAAACGTAAGCGAATTACTAAGGAAGACCTCCTGGCCATTATGACCCGTATGGATGCCGACAATGTACCCGAAGAGGGCCGTTACATCCTGCTCGATGCGTACATGTACGCCGACCTGCTGGCCGACCTTACAGAAAGTGACAAATGGATGCTTCAAAACTCGGCAAATGCGCAAAAGGGCATTGTGGGCAACCTGTGGGGACTGAATGTCATGAAGCGCAGCAAAGTGCTTCGTGTAAAAAGCGACAAGTCATTGCTGCCGTGGAGTGAGGAAGCTGCTGCCGGTGAGTTGGCCGCTGCTCTCGCATGGCAAGAACTGTCGGTAAGCCGCGCATTGGGCGAGGTGAAAATGTTCGATTCGACGAACAACCCGCTCTATTACGGCGACATCTATTCGTTCCTGCTCCGCACAGGCGGGTCGGTTCGCCGGTACGATAAAAAGGGTATCTACCTGTTAGCGGAAGCTGCGAAATAAGAAAGGAGTAGCGTATGTTACCACGGATTAAAATACAGTTCATGAATGGGCAGCTGGGCACTGTCGGGGAAAGCCCCGACGGGCTCTTCGCCCTGGTGTGCGGCGCAACAGCCGTTACAAAGAACCTCGAGTTGGACAAAGCCTACACCCTGCACGCCTTCGACGAGTTGGTGGCGCTGGGTGTGACCAAGGAGAACAACCCCCGATTGTACAAGCATGTGCAGGAGTTCTACGATGACGTAGAAGAGGGTACGAAGCTCGTCATCTTCCCGGTTGACAAGGCGAAGACCTTTACCGAGCTCTGCGACAAGGACACGGGCGCGATTAAAGAACTCATCACGGCTGAGAATGGTGCGTTGCGTGGCATCTTCGTTGCCGGCGACGGCCGCGAGGCCACCCTGACGACCAACGGACTGGATGATGACCTCTTTACTGCCCTACCTAAGGCGCAGCAGTTAGCCGAATGGGCTACCACCTCGCTCTATGCTCCGCTCTTCATCATTCTGGAGGGGCGCGGCTATAAGGGCGGTGCGGTCAAAGACCTGCACAAGGAAGCCTACAATCGTGTGGGCATTCTCATCGGCGACACGGTAAAAGCCTCCGAGGGGGCTGCCGTGGGTATGATGGCGGGACGCCTGGCCACGCTACCGGTGCAGCGGAACATCGCACGGGTGAAGAACGGCGCGTTAAAACCTATCGCGCTATTCATAGGCGACAAGCCGGTGGAAGAGAACGCCTCGGCCGTGAGCGACCTCTACGATGCCGGCTACATCACCCCGCGCAAGTATGTGGGCAAGGCCGGCTATTTCTTCACTGACGACCGCCTGGCTTGCGAGCAGACTGACGATTACGCGCACATCACGGCGCGCCGTACCATCGACAAGGCCTATCGCATCGCCTACGCGGCGTTGCTCGAGCTGATGGTGGATGAACTGTCCGTTAATGAAGACGGCACGCTGCAGCATGGCATCATTATGGCCTGGCAGCAGATGATGGAGAACGCCGTCAATCGTGCCATGACCGCCGCAGGTGAGCTGTCTGCCGACGAGAACGGCGCAGGCTGCAAGGCCTACATCGACCCCAAGCAGAACGTGCTCGCCACGTCGAAGATTGAACTCGTGCTCAAGGTGCGGCCGTTCGGCTACGCCCGCTATGTGGACGTCAAACTTGGCTTCCAGGTAGATACAGGTAAGTAACATTTCGTGGGTGGGCTTTGCGCCTGCCCACTTTCAACACTTCAAATGAAAAGATTATGTTTAATTCAAGAGAATACGAATGGGCGGACATCGATGTGGTGATGGGCGGCCGGTCGATTACCGGCTTACGCGGCATCAAGTACAATACCAAAAAGGACAAGGAACTGGTGTTTGCCAAGGGCAATAAACCCCACGCCGTACAATCCGGCAACTATGACCATAGCGGCGAGATAACGCTTTTGCAAAGCGAGTATAACGCCCTGCGCCAGGCGGCCAAGGGTGATATTCTGAATGTGTCGCTCGACATAGTCGTGGCTTATGGTAACCCCAACCGCGGCGATGCCGTCACGGTAGACACGCTTATCGGCGTTGAATTTACCGAGGACAACACCGAGTGGAAGCAGGGAGATAAGTTTTTAGAGAAGACCATCCCCTTTGTCTTCTTGGATAAGAAAAGTGTTTAAAACCATTTAACAAGCAATAAAAATGAAATACAGCAAAGAACAGATACAGGAATGGAAGAAAAAGCACGGCGACCTTTTCGAGGTTACCGTCGATGGCAAGAGCTGTATCCTGCACCGCCCCACAAGGCGTGACCTTAGCTACGTCAGTGTAGTGAAAGACCCCATTAAGATGAGCGAAACGATGCTCAATCAACTGTGGGTTGCCGGCGACGAAGAAATCAAGACCGACGATGCCCTCTTCTTCGCCGCCATTCAGAAGATGCAGGAGGTATTGGAGGTGAAAGAGGCCGAAATAAAAAAGCTTTAGAGGACGCCGAAGTAGATGTGTCCGATGGGTTCGACGTCCTGTTTTTCAACACCATCATGCGCTATTACCTACACTTAGACCCCGACACGCTGTCGGACGAAGAGTGGGCGCATACGTACAAGTACTTAGCCGAAATACGCAAAGCAGAAGCCAAAGCCAAGAATGGATAATATTCTCAAATTCCTGATTAAGCTCAATGCCGACAAGGGCAATGTCGTGTCGGTAGCGAGACAGACCGAACAGCAGCTGGATGCCATCGACAGAAAGGCATCCGTTGTGGGGCGTAGTCTGCGGCGTGCTTTTTCCTTTGATGGCTTCAAGGGTTCGCTGATGTCTATTCCCGGCATGTCATTTCTGATGAACCCCTACACCATGATAGGTGCGGGCATCGCCGGCATGGTACGACTTGGGGCGCAGGCGGAAAGCGTCAATGTGGCATTTACAACACTTGTGGGCAGCGAGAAAAAGGCTGCCGAGTTACTCGGACAGATTAACGACTTCGCTGCGCACTCGCCATTCGGTAAGATGGATCTCACGCAGAACGCACAGATGATGCTCAACTTCGGCGTAGAGACAGGTAAGGTGCTGCCGCTGCTGAAGCAGTTGGGCGACATCTCCGGTGGTGACAAACAAAAAATGTCGGCTCTCTCGCTGGTGATGGGACAGGTATCATCTACGGGCTACCTCATGGGCCAGGATTTGCTGCAATTTGTCAACAACGGATTTAACCCCATACAGGAGCTGTCCCAAATGACGGGTATCTCCGTGGATAAGCTCAAGGAGAAGATGTCGAAGGGACAGATTACCTACCGCAATGTGGAGCAGGCCATCGCCCACGCCACAGGAGCGGGTGGTAAGTTCAACGGAATGATGGAGCGGCAGAGCCAAACATTGTCGGGTAAGTGGAGCACGCTGATGGACACCGTACAGCAAGGTGCTATTGACCTCTCGCAGAGTGTCAATACACCCATTGCCGAGGTCGTGGACAAGATTACAGCGGCCATTCCCAAAGTCTTTGCTGTCATTCAACGCCTCTTTGCCCTTATCGCAGGCGGTATCAAGTTCGTGGTGAAATTCAAGACCGAGTTCATGATACTGGGCGGTGTCATCGCAGGCGTATGGGCGGTATGTCGTGCCTACACCATGGCGTTAGCAGCATATAGGGCTGTGATGACCGTTGTTGCCGTCGCCACGAATCTGTGGACAGCCGCCCAGTGGTTACTCAATATTGCCATGGCGGCTAATCCCATCGGGCTGATTGTTGTCGGTGTTGTCGCCCTTATTGGCGTAATTACTTATTGTTGGATAAAGTTCGCAGGCTTCCGGGCCTTCCTGATCACCATGTGGGACACCATTAAGAAGTTCGCAGGCATCATCAAGGACTACCTCATCGCCCGTATCAAAGAGCTGTTGAGTGTCCTGGGCCTGGTGGGTAGTGCACTGTACAAACTTTTTACCGGCGACTTCAAAGGGGCCTCCCAAGATTTCGGTACCGGAGTAAAGAACCTGCTCGGAGTGAACTCCGCTGCCAATGCCATAGCTGCCACGACCAACACGGTTAAGGGCTTCGGCGGAAATTATAACAAGAACCTCGCCACCGAGTGGGCCAAGGATAAGAAGAAAGAGGACAAGAAAGAACGCTCCACCCTATCCGTTCCGGGCCTGAAGGGCAGTGCAGCTGCAGAGCAAGTTGTCTTTGGCGATGGAAAAGATAAAACCAAGAAAAAGAAAGGTCGCAAGTCGGCCGAAGACATCGCCACGGGCGGCCGCCGCAACACCTCCATCACCATGCACATCGGCAAGTTTTTCGACACACTGCACGTCCATATGACCGACAAAGCCGACACGGCAGAGCTCGAACGCATAGTCGTGCAAAGTATGAACCGCGCCCTGGCCATCGCCACAAGTACCGACAGGGGATAATTTATAAACAAGTAAAATGAACACAGCAACGCGCTTCGCACTCGAAAACATAGCCCTACGGGTATTCGGCGGCAAGATACCGCCCTACTGGCTGTTCCGCGACACGGGCATCGCACAGGTACCCAGCGAGGACTACGACGCCATCCGTGCCATGGACGACGCGGAGCTCGAAGACCTGGTGCGCACCAATGCGCTGGGCATTCCGATGACCATGCCTCTCAGTTTGAAACTCGAAGAGCCGGGTGCACGCGAATGGCTACTACCCCTCGAGCCGATGATTAGCCTCACGGGCCGACATATCATCAAACGCCGCCAGGTGAACAAGGGACTGATACGCGGCTCGATTAAGGAACGCTGGGCGCAGGACGATTACGAAGTCACCATCGAGGGTGTGTTCATCGGTACCGACGGACGATACCCCGAAGCGGACGTGGCACGGCTCAAAAACTTCTGCGAAGCGGCCTCCGTTACGGCCCTCTCACCCCTGCTCGAGGTGTTTGGTATCTCGCGCCTGGTCATCGAAAGTTGGGAAATGCCGTTTACCGCCGGAGCGGCCAACCAAAACTACACTATTAAGGCATACAGTGATGACATCTATAAGCTGCTGCTTAGTAGTAACGAATACGAACTCTTACAAACGCCGTGACCTATGTACACAATGACTTATGACATCACCATCGGTAATTACAAGCTCGGCATGCTCGACGCAGTGAGCGTTCACAAAAGCGTGGAACTGCTCGCTGATACATGCGAGATAACGCTGCCCGCGGCGCAGCTGAATCGTGCCCTCGACGTGGAAAGCCATATTCGGCGCGGTGATGCGGTGGTGGTGAAGTTCGGGTATAGGGAAACGGGCATCGTGGAAGAGTTCCGCGGGTGGCTGCAGCGTATCTCTACCGACGGCGGTAACATCAAACTGTTCTGCGAGGATGACCTCTTTACTTTCCGCCGCGATATTCCCAATGCCGTGCTGAAGAAGGTGTCGCTGGCTGCGTTGCTGCAGCGCATCATAAAAGGTGTAGGCAGGAAGTACAAGGTAAAATGCTCTTACACCTGGACATACGCGAAGTTCGTTATCCGCGACGCCACAGGCTACGACGTATTAAAGAAGGTGCAGGAAGAGTGCGGTGCGGACATCTACCTGCAGGACGGCACGCTGCACGTGCATCCGCCGGGCGAGGTGACGGGTACCGACCGCCGCTACGACTTCGCCCTCAACATCGAAGAAGCCGACCTGACCTATCGACGTGCCGAAGACAAAAAGGTGCGCGTCGTTGTAAAGGCTATCATGCCCGACGGTACGGTAAAGGAAGTAGAGACAGGCAGCACGGGTGGCGAGAAGATAGAGGTCAAATGTCACGCCTCCGATACGGCATCGATGCGGGCACGGGGTGAGGCAGAAGTACGCCGCCGGAGCTTCGATGGGTACGACGGCAGCATCACCACCTGGCTTGTGCCGCAGTGCGTGCCGGGCGACACCGCTACGCTGCACGATGCCGACTACCCGCACAAGGACGGAACATACTATGTGCGCAGCGTTACTACGGAGTTTTCCGAGAACGGCGGCGTACGAAAGATAGAATTAGGTTTCAGACTAAGTTAAAACGACGATGGACAACTACAAGGAATTAGCCCAATTGGTACAGGCGGCCGCCGGCAAGGCTTCGCTTACCCTGATGCAGGGTATCGTACGGAAGGTAGACGGCGCTCTGTGCGACGTGGAGCTCGGCAATATCACCGTGCCCGACGTGCGGCTGCGCGCTTCGGAGGCAGCAGAAGCAGGACAGCTGCTCATCACGCCCGCCGTCGGCAGTGCTGTCATCGTGGGCAGCCTATCGGGTGACCTGACGCAGCTCGTTGTCCTGGCCGTAGACCGCGCTGAGAGCATTACCATCAACGGCGGTAAGCTGGGTGGGCTTATCAACATCGAGCCGCTGACACAAAAGATTAACGAACTGGTGCAGGCATTCAACAGCCACACCCACCAGGGCGCGCACGGGCCGACGGGGCCACCGCTCCAGCCGGCGCAACAATTAAAGAGGGATGATTACGAAGACAACACTATAACGCATTGAAGCAATGAACGGCATACAACTCACAGATTTTACTCCTACCATCAAGGTGCGGCGCGATGCACAAGGTAAGATACTGGCAGGGCTACAGGTGGGCGACATCCTGCGACAGAACCAAGCCCTCATCCTGGCCTTACATCCGGGCGAACTCAAAGAACGCCCCTCGGTGGGCTGCGGCATTGCCGACATGTTACTCGACAACGACCCGCTCTATTGGCGTTCGCTTATCCGCGAGCAGTTAGAGATGGACAGGCAAAAAGTAAACAGCGTAAAACTAACGCTGAAAAATATAGACATAGACGCAACATATTAAATTCAAATAAAAATGATGGAACATTTCTTAAACAAACTCTCCGAAGTCCTCTCCACGGTGTGGGGCTGGCTTCTATGTGCATTCCTACTGGTGATGAATTTCATCGTAGGGTATGAAAAGATGGTGGGATTTACCGTGATGGCCATCGTGCTCGATGCCGTTTGGGGCATTGCGGCAAGTCTTCTACAAAAACGCTTCGCCTTAAGCGAGCTGGCACGCGACACCTTCGCCAAGATTGCCGTGTATGGTACGGCTATCTTTGTCTTTATCTTAATTGACAAGCTGGCAGGGGTTGGTGCGGGGCTTACCACCAGTATCATTTGTATCGGTATCATCCTTGTGGAGTTGTGGAGTATGGCCGGCAGTATGCTGATATGTTATCCCAACATGCCGTTTTTAAAGCTGTTGAAGAAAGCATTGGCGGGCGAGATAGCAAGCAAACTCAACGTACGCCCCGAAGATGTTACCGAGGCCTTAGAAACCCTACACACTAAAAAGGTATGAGAGCCATTAAGTACATCGCCGTGCACTGTACAGCCGGCTCGCAGCACACCACGATTAAGGAGCTGCAGCAGGAGTTCCGTCGCAAAGGGTGGAAGAACCCGGGCTACCACTACGTGGTGGCTGCCGACGGAACCATCACGCAGCTGCTCGGCGAAGACAAGCCCAGCAACGGCGTGAAGGGTTATAACAGTGTGCTGATTAACGTGGCCTATATCGGCGGCATCGACGCCGAAGGTAAGCCCATCGACAATCGCACTGCTGCGCAGAAAGCTTCGCTAATGGCACTACTGGGCATGCTGCACAAGAAGTACCCTACCTCCACGATACAGGGACACCGCGACTTCTCGCCCGACCGCAATCATAACGGGCGTATCGAGCCCTCGGAGTTCATCAAGGCCTGCCCGTGCTTCGACGCTAAAACAGAATATAAGGACATCTAATCTCAATCGGTATGAAACACTTAGTATATATACTCCTCCTGCTCGTGCTGGCTTCATGCCGCACCACGCGCACCGTGACGCGCGAGCAGGAAACGACCGTACAGCAGCGCGACTCGATAGTGCTGCGCGACAGCGTCGTTATTCGTTACATCACCGCCACGCGCGACAGCATTGTTATTCGTGATTCCGTGGTGATCATTAAGGACACCACAGGCCGGGTGATAGGAACCGAGCGGTACCGCACCAGCGACCGCGTGCGCGACAGGGTAACGGATAACGCTACAACTGCGAAGAGAACAGAAAGCCGAGACAATATCAGAAAAGAGCAATCGAAGAGCACAAAAACGGACTCAAAATCCGTACGGTTTAGTATTACATCCCTTGTACGCGTCCTTGGTTTGTTCATTCTTTTCGCTCTAATCACAACCATCGTATTAAAAGCAAAAAGACTATGGAAGTGGTGGTAAGAGACGGGCAGACGCTGGCAGATGTGGCCATACAGGAGTACGGTGCACTCGAAGCCGTGGTGCAGTTGGCATTCGACAACGGCATGAGCGTGTCGGATGTACCACAGACAGGTACCGCGTTGCGCCTGCACGAGAAGACATACAGCCGCGTGATGCGCGACTACTGCCGGGCGCGTGGTGTGCAGCCTGCCACGCTGCGGGGTAACAGCACCACCCGAGAACGCATTTTTAACGAGGTTTTTAACGACACATTCAGTTAAGCATGGCAAGAACAATCAACGAAATCAAACAAACGATGACGGATGCCTTCATGGCCAACGCCACCATCCGTGAGCAATACGGACTAACAGAAGGTAGCACCTTTGCCGGCAGCTTTTCGCCGGTGAGCCTCGAGAGCATTCTGTTCTTCATCGTGGCCGCCTGCTGCCACGTGATGGAGGCACTATTCGACCGCCATCGCGAGGACGTGGACGATAAAATCAGCCGCGCCGTGGTGGCCAGCGTGCCCTGGTATTACAAGATCGCACGCCAGTTTCAGTATGGCGATGCGCTGGTTTTCGACGACGCTACGTCGCAGTTCCGCTACCCAACCCTCGATGAGAGCAAGCAGTTAGTGCGCTATGTAGCCGTGCGCGACCGCGGTACCAGTATTCAGATACTCGCATCGGCGGATAAAGACGGTGCGCCCGAACCGCTTTCGAATGCTGTTTTAACGGCATTCAAGCAGTATATGAATAGGGTTAAGATTGCAGGTATTATTCTTTCCGTTCGCTCGCTACCGGCAGATGAAATAACAATAGTAGCTCGCATCACCGTAGATCCTTTGGTAATAGATCTAACAGGGAAGCGTATTAGCGATGGAACAAAGCCGGTAGAACAAGCCATAAAAAACTATCTTGCTGGCATCATTTATGGAGGGAACTTTAACAAAACTCTTCTTGTGGATGCAATTCAGGCTGTAGAAGGAGTTACGGACGTGTCATTGGGAGTATGCCGGTACCGAATAGGGGGCGGCGAATATAAAGAGATACAGGGAAACAACTATACAGCCGTTGGGGGTAGTTTCACTGCTGAAGGCTTGCAAAACACTTTAACTTATGTGGTATAACGTTGATTTAAATAGGTTTGCGATGCAGTTGCTTCCACCGATTTTGCGCAGCAAAATACTTGTTACACTGCTCAAGATATTGGTACTCCCCCTGTTAGTATTGTATAACAAATTTATGATGTACCGGGCTGCTGTAGCCGGACGGCTTAACATCACCTCACATGTACAGTTTATTGAAAAAGCCCTTAATGATACTTTCTTCTTAACAAAAAGGCAAATATATATTGCGACCATAGAGAATGAAGAAATTGATTTTCTGCATTTTATAAGAGAAAGCCAGTCGGGGGTTGTGTTCTATCGTAAGGGTGAAGAGCCACATATCATGCTGAATAGAGGCGAGATGATATACAAGCCGACATTTACTGTATATGTACCCAAATTTTTGTGTACTTCATTAGACAGCAATGAAGATCGGTTTCACGGCACTTATCTACGAACCATCCTGAATTTATTAGCTTATTATAAACCTGCGGGCAGAACGTTCCGCATAGAATTGTACGACTATGAATAGAGTTCTTTTCAACGAAGGGGGACAGCCGATTTATCTCGACGACCTCAAGCAACTACAAGACAACGACATCGACTTTAATCGCCTTCTGTTAGAAACAATAGGCGGAAAGGATAAGGCATTTCTGTTGGCAAAGGTGAGTGATGCACCTAATTCTTATGACCGCCAATCCGGCATGTTTACTTTTGTCATTCCAGCCGGAACCATTATAACTGAAGGCTTATTCATTGAGTTTCCGGAAACAGAAGTTAGAACACATGGTCTGAATGTTCCTATTTACGTTTGCATAAAAGACATACAGACTGATGAACGTGAGCATCAGGACGGTCAGCTGCGCCCTTGTCGCCAATCAAAACAGGCATATATAAGTGCCGATAAAACCGGAACGCAAGCCGCTTATAACATCTTTGAATTACCTACGCTTAAAGACGCATTCCGTGAATTTGTAGGGGTTACGGATATTGACTCAAGATGGATACCGGTTAATGTCCTCTTTTTTAATGGATATTCAGGCAAAGTACAGTATCAAATACTGAAGTACTCTATTAGAGTTAAGATAGATATTAGTAGCACGAAAAGTGAATGGGAGCACAATATCGAAGGATTATTGTTTGAACTCGATGAAGCCGGAGCTCAAATCATTGAACGTGGTTGGAGTGGACTGTTTGGTTGTGGTGGTGAAGATAACCCTCGTCCTTGTGCATTGTTGTTTTCTGATAGAAAATGTCATTTGGAGCCTTTAGATGGAGAAGAGTTCAAAGATCCAGTCATAGATACACCCATGAACTGTAGTGTAAAACATATATACGATATACCTGTTTAATATGGCAACAATTTACGAACTCCAGAAACGAGCCAAGACCCTGCGCGAAAAAACGCAGACGGCCAGCATCACCCCCGAAGAGGTGGGCGGTCTCATCGCCGACACCCTCGCCCTGTTGGCTGATGTCGAACAGACAGCCGGCAGCCTGCATGTGAGAAAAGTGTACAAGTCCAAAGCGGAGATGGAAGCCGACACCAATCCGGAAGATGCGCACCATCAGCCGCTCAAGCCCGGACAGTTAGTGGCGGTGCATGCCGATGGCGAGAGCCCCGAGAACGGAAACATATACGTGTACCTGGCTCCCGGGTGGAAACTCATCGGTAACCTGAATAGGGTATCGCTGGGTGAAGCCGAAGGGCAAGCCTATTCGGGCGCTGCCGGAAAGAAGCTCGCCGATGACCTGAAGCAGGAGAAGAAAGACAGGGCCGACGAAGATGCCAAGCTCCAGCGGGCCATCGACCAAGAGGTGTCGGACAGAACCACAGCCCTAACCGAGCAGGCCACTATGCTACGGAAGGAAACAACCGAAGCAGTGGCCACCGAAACCAAGGCCCGGGACAAAGCCGTCAAAGAGCTCAAGCAGAGCATCCAGGATGTGCAGGGCGGAATCGGTAAGGTGGAAGGTTTTAAACATGCCTTCTTATCGGAAGAAGAGTATAACCGCAAGCGGCAGGCCGGCGAGCTCGATGCAGACCGCTGCTACTTTGTCTCAGAAGAGTAAACAATGATAAGGAAAGATAACCACTTAACAGCAGCCGTGTTCTATGGCCACAAAGCCATCACCGCCGTGTACCACGGTACGCGGCTCGTATGGACAGCCATCCGCAGCTGCTTCGGCTCCGGCGTTTGGATTGGGAGTAAAAACTGGGTTAATAACGAAAATTGGAAATAACAATGGCAAACGGAATAGACAAAAAGATAACAGACCTCGCCACGGCGTGGGAGGGTTACAAAGGTGCACGCATAGAGGAGTTCTTAAAGGAATACCTCTCAAAGCTCGACGGGGCGAAGTTTGGTTTTGTTAATATTGAGAGCGGCGCGAACTCATTGCAGACCGTCCGCTTTTTCAATAGCAGAACCGCTTATGAAGCGTGGTTCTCCGACCGGACGAAGTACGCCGACCATGTGCTGGGCGAGTTTTCACTGTACAGCAACAAGCCCGAAGAGACCTACGTCATGCGGGCTGTGATTACCAAGTACCCGGCCACATCGATGGCACGGGGCGCGCAGAACAGTTTTTCTTTAGCTTATAACTGCTACTGGGGAGACAACCCGGCAGACCGCGATACAGCCGACGGCACCATCGAAATAGAGGTGAACGGCGTACTGGTTACCTCGCTTACCCGGGCACTCAAAGCCAGCGGAACGGCTACGGCCAATGTCTATGACTTCGAGCTGGGCGAGTACCTGACTTCCGAGACCAATACCGTGCGCATCCGGGTATCTAATACCCACGGTGCGGAAAAAGTCTTCACGTTTACCATCAATACCTACAGCCTGACGTTAGGCTTCGATTCCGCATACGACGAGAGTGTCATTCAAAGCGGGCACTGGACGCTCCGGGTTAACTGCCAGGGTGTGCCGGCAACGGTGTACTGCCGCGTGCAGGACGGCAGCAGTACAGATACCTATACCAAGAGTATTCACAACTCGTCGGGTGAGTTCGTCATCGATGAGCAGAACCGTTACGCGGGCGGTGCGCACAACATCACGCTGTGGGCCGAGAACAGAGAGCTGGGCCTGCGTACCCCCGACATCACCACGACATATATCAAGGCGTCCACGGGGGCAGTGGGTACCGCGGCCATCTGTCTGGGCAAAGGCATTCCTACGGAGGCGCGCCAGTTCTCCGTGGTAAAACTGCCGTATTACTTCTACCTGCCCGACGAAGACGCTGGCAGTAAGGCGACGGTCAAGGTGGAACTGCTATATAATGGCGATGCGCAGACGCGTGAGCTGGGCACACAACAGGTGACGCTCAATCCGGACAAAGGCAGCGGGCTGCAGGTGGTTAACGTAGCTCTCGATGATGCCGAATACCTGCCCGAAGTGACGGTACGACTTTCCGTCGGCCCGTTGTCAACGGAGTGCAAAATCAAGGTGCAAAGCCTCGGTGTAGCCCTTGCCCCGGCCGACGAATGCAAGGTGTACATCCCTATGCGCGGACGGGCTAACAGCGACGAGAGTGCGCAAAACATTGTGGCCACCTATCGGGGGCAGCAGACGGCACGCCTGGTGCGCTCGGAGAACTTCCGTTTGGACGACAACAACGGCTTCATCGACGGGCAGGGCATGACCATCCGAGCCGGCAAGAGCGTCACGCTGAAAGACTTCTTGCCTTTCGCTTCCGACTTCGGGGCCAACGGCACCAAGCAGGGGCGCACCGTGGAACTGGAATTTGAGAGCGGCATCTGCTCGGATGAGAATGCGGTGATTATCGACTGCATGGACGGCGGTACCGGCTTCCGGGTCTACGTTAACCGGGTGGAGATGGGCTGCAGCACCGGCAATGTCATTACTTACTTCCCGGAGCAGAGCCGCGTGCGCCTGGGTATTGTCATTGATGGCACCACCACCCACACCCGCAACAACCTGGGCGGCGGTAGCGTGGCCGAGAAAGACGTTAACCTGGCGTATCTGTATATGAACGGCGTCATAGTACGTATGTTCGACTACGCCACGGCCTCGTGGAAACAGGGCGCGCCAAAAGAGCTCACCATTGGCAGCCCGCAGGCAGAAGTCAAGCTGTACAGCCTGCGAATTTATGATAAGGCACTGAACTTTTCTCAGGTGGTAGGCAACTACGCCTACGACACGCCCGACATCGAGGATGTGACCGACCGCGAGGGACGGCTCATACGCTTCGGAAAGGTGAGCATTGCCAAACGCAACGACATCCTCAACAGCGTGGGCGATATTCACAATCCGGATGAGATAGTTTCGTACAACAAGGTGCGCAAGGCCCTGCCCGATACACCGGTAGCCGTGTGGAATATCGAAGCACTGCCTTACAATAAGAATAACCCCAACGTGCCCATCACCGCAACGGAGTTTTTCAACCCGAAATGGGATAAGGCACGTGACGGCTGGGCCTGCGCGCCATTCAAAGTCGGTGCGCACTCGTTCAATGCCGACGGTACATCGAGCAACGGGTACCCCCTTCCATATAAGAACTGGGCGGAGGTGTTCGAGACATTCTCAGGCGACCCCGTAACGCTTACCCTCGATCCCGAGCACAGCAACGAAAGTGCTACCTCCTACAGCATCACGCGCGGCGTGGAAACAGGAGAAAAGGAGTTTGTACACAAGGTGAACTTTGCCAGCAGCGAGGGTATCTTCAATGTGCTGGCCATGAACCTTTTCCAAGAGATACTGTTAGGCTGTGCGCGAAACAACATGGACTTATACACCTCGTTCCAACGCACCCAGGCGCTGGCAGGCAAAGAGGTGACATTTCGCAAGAGCCTCAGCGGACTGGTGGAAATTGGTTTTCGCAAGACGGCGGCCACGGCGGCAAAGGAGCCGATGTTTCTGTCTATATACAACCTTATCGACAACAAGTACAGCGCATCGTTTATGGGCTTCCCGAAGAAAGACCATACAAAAGCGCAGATATGGGAGATAGATGAGAACGTGAACTTCTTTAACCGAGAGATGACCGAGGCGGAAATACAGCCTGGTGGTACAGTAAAGCAAAGCAACGGTACCGACAGTGCCGGGCCGATGTACTACGCTCGCGTACCCAAGAAGTCACCTACTAACAAAAAAAACAAGCTGGGGCAAGTGAAAGCACCCACAGACGATATTGCGGCGGCCAACAAAGAATTGGCCGTGATACGTCGCTTCCACAACTGGGTGGTGTTGTGTAACCCGCATCTGCCCGAGCGGTACAAAACGGAACACGGCGAGTATCGGCAGCTTGACCAGGCGGTGATCTACAACAGCGTGAAGTACACGCAGGACACACCGGCTTACCGCCGCGCGCGCTTCGTAAACACCTACGCAGACTACCTTGTTAAGGACGATGCGCTGTTCTATATCGTGTTCTGTGTGTTCATTATCGGCATGGATTCTCTCGACAAAAATATGTCCGTAGCATTCGATGACATCGAGTTGAACCCCGACGGCAGCGTGAAGACGGCACATGCGCGCCTCTTCCTACGCGATACCGACACGCAGAGCCTATTTAACAACTCGGGTGCGTTAGCATTCAAGTACTGGGCCGAATGGAACGATGCCTATAATGGTACCACTGGCAAGACGCAGCCTATCGAGGGCGAAGCCTACGATAACGACAATCACGCCTGGCTGCCCAAGATGGACGAGGGTTTCTCGCCGGTGTTCAATGGCCGCCTGTCCGGACTAATCGACCTCGTATGGCAGTGCTGGGGCGATGACCTGGCCGCCATGTATAAGTCAATGCGCGACAACGGGCTGGAAGCAGCCTATATCTTCCGGCGTTACACCGACTTTTGGCGGCAATGGTGCGAGAACCTGTACAACGCTGATGCCATGGGCTACGCTAATACCGGGCACTTCACCAAAGCGTACGGCGACAAGGTCAAGCTGATGGAGTACTTCCTGCAGAAGCGCAGCCGCTACATGGACAGTAAGTTCTGCTGTGGCGAAAGCGTTGTCAACAACCTGCGCCTGCGTCTCTACGAGACAGGCAAGGGCTTGGCCATCAAACACTACTCGCCGATGTATGCCAGCGTGCAGTGGGGCGCGAACAACTTCGCTACCGTGCGCAGTATCGACGGCGACTACGGCCTGCTGCCCTTCGGCTTCACCAATCCGCAGAACGCGACATTCGACATCGACGATGCCGACATGGTGACCGACCTGAAGACATATACGCAGAAGCTCAATGGCCATGTGACCTATTCCGGGCTCGAGGGACTGGGCGACTTCGAGTTCGATGCCAACATGCCGCTGCTGCGTCGATTGGAAGAACTGATCATGGACTACACGACGCTACGGCCCAACACCCGCGAGCGCGGTACCGCATTCGACCTGTCGAAGTGCGCGATGCTCCGCCGCGTGGTTGTTCGCAACGTACGGAACCTTTCCAAGGTCATACAGATAGGTAGTGGCGTACTTCAGGAAGTAGACTTTACCGACACGCCTATTAAGGGCGTGGTAATGCCCGAGAATGGTACGCTTACACGCCTGGTGCTGCCCGACACCATCGAGGAGCTGACGCTGCGCGGACTGGATGCGCTTACACCCAGCGGGCTATTACTTGCCGGGCTGGGCAATATTCGCAAATATCATTACAGCAGCTGCCGGCAGCTGAACGGCTTCGATATTCTGCAACGCATCTATGACGCAGGGGCAGAGCCTACGGACATCGTCCTGGAAGGCGTAAACGAAACACTTCACACACTTACAATGCTCGACCGCCTGGCCAAGGCAGGTGCGAAGTTAACGGGCCGTATCATCCTCAATGGCGTAACGCCCGACTTCCATACCAAGCTCCGCTGGATAGAGGCGTGGGGAGACATCGACAACCCCAATAGCCCGCTGTACATCCGCTACGAAAAACGGGCAGTGACCAACATCAGTGTGTCGGGCGACTTCTATGTGCAGACACCCGGTACATCCCGCCTAACAGTTACACCCGACGATCTTCGCGGCAATACCGTTCGCTCGGTGGTATGGAACATTACATCTAATAGCTATGCCACCATTCACCCGCGCACAGGCGTGCTGACAGTCAATCGAATCGGCGACGACAACAAGGCACGTGCAGAAGTGCACGTAACCGTCACACTGGATGGAGGTGCAGAACTCGAGGCACACGAAACTATCTACTTCTATCAGCGGCCTGTGAGAGTGGGTGATATCATCTATGCTGACGGAAGTTACTCGGACAAGCTCAACAAAGCAAAAACGCCTATTGGGATATGCTTCTATATATCCTCCGACGGGAAAGATCGCCGGATGATGAGCATTAACAAAGTGAACTGGGCTCCGATTTTCTGGGGGCTAAGCGAAACGACCATCCGAGAATATTCCTTATCGCGCCTGGCTGCGGAACCGGCAAGAGACCTCTCAACGGTTAGAGGCCTAAATAAGGCTTATTCGCCTGACATTACTCAGGACTTCACTGTACTGCCTAATGCGTTGTTAGGCTATTCAGTGGGCGAAAAAATGGCTACGGGCCGTTACAACACCCTGTGTATTGTCAACCAGCGGAACACCATATTACGGGACAGCAACTATAATATGGAGGTGCCTGCGGCTAAGATGGGGCTGTCGGAATACCAGGTATTAAAAGACATGCACATAAAGCTGAGCAGTTCTGATGCTCGGATATACTTGTATTACTTCCCGGCAAGTGCCTGCTATGCGTATGAACCCGCGGTATTAGAAGGTGAAACGCTGTCGGACAAGTTTACGTCACACAATTGGTACTTGATGTCTGTTGCCGAAGCTAAGATTATAGCCGATTCGTTAAAGCAAGACTTTGCTTCGGACAAAAACTTCCTGCATACCGCAGTCTCGTTAGGATTGATGGAAAAAATCATCTTAAACGGCGACCACTACGGCGGAACGCTGGAAACATCGCAAGAGGTGGACGGCAACGAGCGGCGATACATTCAAAACTATGAACCCTTCACCTGGTATAAGTGGCACGCACTGAAGTACGTGTTCGCAGTTTGTAACTTCTAATTAATTATAGTATGAAAAAGGTAATTGAAAGAGTAGAGTCCGGGGTGGTTACCCTCTTAATCTTCCCATTCGACAGGGTAGAACCGATAGAGATTGTGCGCGGGTGCTTCTGCCTTGATAAAGTAATGGCAGCACTGGTGCGGCTAAGGTATTCACAAGACAGGGTCGAAGCTATCTTATGCAACTATATAGGTAGCCCAAAAGATGCACAAATCCGCAAAGAGTTCGACGAGCTGCAGGCATACCGGGCGCAATGTAAGACAGAGGCCGCCTCCATTGTAAAAGCATACGAGGCCGAACAAAAACCTCAATAGCGAAGCCTTTCGGGGGCGGGCATATAAAAGCCCCCGACCTTTTATAAAGACGCCAATCGTTTATAAAACAACCGCAACCGGTGTATGGTCGGGGGTAAATCCTTAGCCACACAGGTTGCGGTTTTAATTATGAAACGATTGGCTTTACAAAGTTACTAAAACAAATTAAAATAAAGTATTATGAAACAGAAAAATTACACCAGTGCACCTCTTCCGTTTATGGGGCAGAAGCGCAAGTTTATCAAGGAATTTAAAAAGGTATTAGAAAGTTATCCGGACGATGTGACCATTGTCGACCTATTCGGTGGTTCCGGGCTTTTGTCGCATGCTGCCAAACGGGCTAAGCCGAATGCAACGGTGATTTATAATGATTTTGATAATTACCAACAGCGTATCGCTAATATTCCGCGTACGAATGCCCTACTCGAGCGCATACGAGAGATAACGGACGGGCTCTCGGCAGATAAGATGATACCAGTAGAAGTTAAGGCGCGTATCATTGAGCTGATTGCAGAAGAAGAACGGACAGGGTTTATCGATTACATCACCCTATCATCCTCCTTGCTATTTTCCATGAAGTACGCTAACAATATGGATGAGTTAACCAAAGAAACTTTCTATAATACCGTCCGAAAGAACGGGTACAACGCAGACGGCTACCTCGACGGATTGATCATTGTCAGGAAGGACTATAAAGAGTTATTCAAAGAATACAGCAATAAGCCTAACGTTCTCTTTCTTGTTGACCCGCCTTACTTGTCTACGGAAGCTGGAACCTACGCCATGCGATGGAAGCTCGGCGATTATCTCGATGTACTAACTATTCTACAGGGACACGACTTTATATACTTCACGTCCGACAAGTCGCAGATTATAGAACTATGCGAGTGGATTGGGCAGAGTAAGATTAATCGCAATCCGTTTGAGAATGCCCGGCGTGTAGATGTACACACCACCATGACTTACAACAGTGGGTACACCGATATCATGCTATACAAACAGCTTGGTTCGGATAGATGCGAGACATCCCTGAAGCCCGCCGGTTAACGGCAAAACAAAAATGGCATTCAAACATCATTTAATCAGTGTTTGAATGCCATTAAAATATATTTGACGAGTACGTTTCGTTTTTCCTTAAATTATGCGTTTCGTTTTTCAGAAGCGTAACGTTTCGTTTTGCGGATTATATAAAAAGCAGATGCCAAAGAACGAAGGTGATAAATTTTATAAGGAGCGTAAGGAAGTTCTTGCTTTTCAAAATAGTGTTCGCGAGAGTTGTCTTGATTAAAATTGTTGCAAAGACCAATTCCAAGAAGAAATACTTTCCATTCGCTTACACACGGCAAATACCATTTTCCTTGTTGGTCGAATAGTGCTTGAGAGAAATCTGTCTTTCCTTTCGTAATACAATAGTTTCGAACGGCATCGCGATGTAGATCTGTCCAGTTAAAAGCCGGGAAAGGATCTTTACTTGCCCCTTTCCTTTTCATATTCGGATAGAACTGTAGATCATAAAAAGTGCCTGTATAGAGAGGATCCCAAGTATAATACCAGCCCTTTCCTACATTAGCGAGTGGTTCTTTCCACTGTATTTCAGTATATAATGGTGCTGCTGCGTTTCCAGGTAATGTTTGATCGTACCATCCTATTGCTCTGCTTTGCAGACGATGATTAGACCAGCTGGTAATGAACCAATTTGCCTCGTCTCCCGGTGCAGGGATGGTCATACCATCTGGATGAGGTGTATAATCATAGGGTTCTTCCTTAGGGGCGGCATCACTAAGGGCAATACCGATGTAGTCGTTGATACGCAGGGCTATAGGAATTCGTGTGCCTTTGTTGCGCAGATAACCTATGGTTCCGTCGTGAAAGAGGTAGCGATAATTGGGTACTAAACGCATGCGGAGTACATAAGATCCGTTGGCAAAAAGATGGGGGATGTTCACTTGAAAAGCAACCAATCCGAAATCTTTGAAATTGCGTCCATATAGTTTCTCAGAACCATTGAATTTTACATAAAGTTTTGAAGGATTGGTACCCATAAATACATAGTTGTATTGTCTGCTGATAATAGATTTTATTGTGCCGTATTTCTGCTCAGCAACAGTAGCAGGGACGAGGTCGGGTGCTGCAATATAGGTGTTATAACTTTGAGGCAAAACCCCTGTTGATGCATCATAATAATTGTTGGTGGCAATGTCGTAAGCCAGTACATTAGCAATGTGCTGGTCAGAAGTGAGATAAGTTGAAACACCACTGGGAAAATCCATCATCGCTGCCAATTTTACTTTTACTCGCGCGCTCAAGCGAGTAAGGCTCATTGTTACATTCGCATCAGCCCCACTAATGGAAATATTTTTTGCTACGCCGAAAAGTCCTGAACCTGCATTACTAATACCAACAGTAAATTTGCCGTCCGCCTCATTGAATACCATTTTCTCGTTACAGCAGTAAAAGTGGTAAGTGCCCGGATTAAGCTTTAAATTAGGACCTATCAGGGTCATTTGATTGTTTTGGATTTTGAATGTCATTACATGCCACGATGTTCCCTGATTGGCATAAAGTCGGTAGGTGCCATTTTGCAGTTTTCGTTTTGTGACGCGGTGGCAGGAATGTGTTCGCGTTCAAGAGTTACTTCGGCAGAAACATCCTCACACAGTTGGACCGTATCGGTGGTTGCCATTGGCTCAGGTGTTCGGCTACCCTCTTCTGTGTCTGCACCGAAAGGCTGTTCGCTAAGATCGAACTTTATTCCGCCAGTTTCAATTTGTGTACTACCCTCCTGTTGTTCTTCCTCTTGGACCGGTCCTTTAGTGGGTTCGTCATTATCACTATTACAACTACCTAATAAAATTGTTCCCAGAAGGCAGAAGGCAAAAAAGATTTGTTTACTTGTTTTTTTACACATAAATCTCTATATTAAATTGGTGAATAATCTGTTGTAGTACAATACAGTATGTGCAAGAACAGAGCACATGATATTGGCAAAGAAAAATCTTTGTAAAAAAGAAATTCTGCTATGGTTATTGATAAACATAATTTTTTGCATAAAAATGCTATATGCAGAAAAAAAACTTACTCTAACTGCTCTTGTATATCTTAAATATTGCAAAGATAAAGATTAATTTTAAAGTTTTTATTTTTTTATATGTGAAAATGAAATAAAGAAATTTAAATTAAGAAAGTGCGGTCTATGCCGTAATTAACCCATTGTGAAGTAAGTAATTTACACAAAATAAAAAATGATAGTATTTTTAAACTATCAACGATATGAATAGACTTGCGGTACTTGATTTACTCTTATTCGGTTTATTGGAAGCGTGGGCAGATAACACTTGCACGGTTCTATAACAGGTGAATTCTGCGGTTATGCTTAGTGGCAGTATTAGTTATCATATTGCATTGGTTACGTTGTTTACCATAATGGGGGTAATAAAAGTTAAGAGATTGAGTGAAAAATCTTAAACTGAAACGTAAATATGTGGTAAACCAACGGTGGTAACTTTATCGGATCCGATACTAAAAATGTTTTTTAAGTACTAACACTCGAGTGTTTTCGAGAGAAAAGTGTTTTTCTATCTAAACATTTGGGTGTTTTCACATAATTTTATATTATCTGACATCCGAGTGATTACACCATATTTAATTTTCGTCTTCGCTTTATCGCATCAAATATTTTAACCATTTTTCTATTTTATCGATAATAGCTTGCCAGCACTAGTTTGATGTCGGTATAAGTAATCTCGTTCGAAACATTCTGTTTTACATCGCCTGCTGTCTTCTTTTCTTGAGGAAATCGGGTAAGGTAATGTACAATTTCGAGTTGCTTTGCGGTGTCGACAAGTTCGTTTACATCCACATCGCCCCGTACGATGTAAAATGCCAGATGTGAAGCAATAGTTGAGAGGGTTAGGTTGCGTTCTTGCGCAATTACCTCGATAGACTTGCCCTGCTTGTAAAGTTCGTAGGTAAGCAGACGCGTATCAGGTTTAGGTATTCGTTCTTTTGGCTTTCGTTTTTCTTTTCGGGCATTGCCATTGTGCCGTTCCATTGCTTCGAGCAGCATTCGTGCTTTAGTGTGTAGGTAATCGCTTACGCTGAAAACGGTATTCTGTCTGCTTTCGTATTGTAGGATAGAAGTTTTGAAGATAATCGCTTCGTTCCATTCGGTCAATCGTTCGGCCAGAGTTTTCTTCAGTGTTTTGCTATCAGTTTCGGGCGATGTCTTTTGTTGAAGCGCAAGAAGAGGTTGGAGTTTTTCGCTGAAATATGTTGCGGCGGCCTGAATGCGTGCCTGTACGGTTTGGTCTTTTATACGGGTAGATGCCGATGTTAGCAAACGGGTGTATTGCAGCCGAAATCGAAAGGCTACATCGACCAGCTCGTTCACTATTGGTCGCAGTTGTTTATATTCGGTTAGCAGACGGTGATATTTTTTATGAAAATGCTCATCAAGTAGTCGTAACATCCGCTCGAATGCTGTTCCGAGAGGACGAAAATCAAACAGTTCGTCAAGCAAATGCAGTGCATAAGCCTTTTCAAGCCTGCTGACAGTGGTGGTATCAGGATGGTTTGCCGTTAGGTTAAAAGCGTTTACCTTTTCGTCGCAGATAATTGCGTGGCTTGTCAGGGGTGCGCTTAGCACTAGTCCTTCAAGTGTTTTACAACGGCTCAATGCAACGTAAGCCTGCCCGTGTGCAAACGAATGCTGTGCGTCAATAATGGCATGCTCGAAGGTTAGTCCCTGACTTTTGTGTATCGTTACCGCCCATGCTTGTCGCAGAGGATATTGCCTAAACGTACCTTCCACCTCTTCAGTAATCTCCTGTGTCTTTTTATTCAGTACGTATTTGGTATTGAACCATTCTTCTTTTTCCACTTCAATCACGCTGTCATCGGCGTTATTGCGAACAGAAATTCCTTTGGACGATACTCCGACAACCCTTCCCAACATGCCATTATAATAACGCCCTGCTCCAGAAGTGTCGTTCTTGACGAACATTACTTGTGCCTGCTCTTTTAAGACCAGTGTTTCGTCTGTTGGATACGACTGTTCAGGAAAGTTTCCCGACACTGTTGCTTGAAAGCTGAACGCCTTTCCCGGCAGCTCGGCCAGTTTGTCGTTATTAATCTGTTGAGCCTGATAATTGTGTGTGGTAAGACGTATGTAGCCTGCGTCTTGTGGCGGATTGAAGTTGGGGATGTATCGGTGATTGAGTAGTTGAAAGGTATTTTCGTCGGCCTTGTTTTCCCTAATCTTGTTCAGCAGGCTCAAAAACATTTCATCGCTTTGTCGATAAACCGTTTTAAGCTCTATCGTCATATACTCTGTTTGCTGCAAAGCTTTGCTCGAAAAGAAATACGGTGAGTCGTAATACGGTTGCAGAAGTTTCCATTCGTCCTCTTTTACAACGGGCGCCAGCTGTTGTAAATCGCCAATCATCAATAGTTGCACGCCGCCAAAAGGTTTGCTTCTGTCTCGATAACGCCGTAATACCACGTCTATCGTATCGAGTAGGTCGGCCCGCACCATACTGATTTCGTCGATAACAAGCAGGTCCATTGTACGGATGATGCGCTGTTTCTCTTTGCCGAAATGAAAAGGAGTAGCGTTTGAACGGAATGTAGTATTAGGAATGTAGGGCGAAAAAGGAAGTTGAAAAAACGAATGAATAGTTACGCCATTGGCATTGATGGCGGCAATACCCGTAGGTGCCAGCACCACCATACGCTTGGGAAGCTGCTCTCTTAAGTTTTTCAAAAAAGTGGTTTTACCTGTTCCGGCTTTACCTGTAAGGAAAAGGTGTGTATCAGTGTTCTTAATGAACTGCCAGGCCAAATCCAGTTCCTCATTTTTCAT